AGGCAACTACGCGGATAGCTTGCCCATCCACGGCCAGCGAGTTAGCCGGGAGCGTGAAGGACTGTAGGGTAGTCTCGGTGACATTGGCAGCGGTGCCAACGGCAGCGATAGGGGATGCTAGGCGGCTCTCTTTGGGAGCCCCGGTGTTGATCCGCATTAGTACTCCGTGGCCCCGAAGGTCTTGCCTGTGGTGATGCAGAATACGTTGACGGCCTGATTGGTGTTTACGTCAGCCGAGGAGCCAGCGGTGAGCTTGAAGCCCGTGCCGACAGCAGCAACGATGCCGGTCTCCGTAAGCCACATATCCGTGTCCGAGGTGTTCTGAAAGGTCAGACCCCGACGAGCACGGTTGATTGGAGCTACGGCCTGAGAGACACCACCAGCAGTGATGGTGCCTCCACGATTAACGCCCTGATAGAGCAGGCCACTCATTATGCAGTGACCGTAGCGACATAGGTAACGGTCTTGGCATTGTAGCCGCCCGAGGCAGCAACAGACGCCGTGATGACCGAGGTACCCGTGGTAAGAGGAGTGATAGCGCCTGTGAGGGCATTGACGGTGCACTTGGCTGGGGTAGCCGAGCTGTAGGTAACGATGCCTTCTGAGCCGCCCAAGGCCAAGGCTGGGCCAGCAGTTACGCCAGCGGCGATGCTGTAGCTCTTGGCAGACGGGGTGAAGGCGAGAACTGGATCAACCGGGAGCAGGAGGTCAACAGCGGTCTTGACTTCCGCAAGGAAGGCAGAGAGCTGGACAGCCGAGGGGTGGCGACCATTAGCGTACTGGTTGACTTGGACGTAGCTAACTGCCTGAGCCGCGATACGGCGCAGGTGATAGCCAAGGGCCCCGATGTTCGGGGACGAGAGGGCGCTCTCACGCATAGATTATCTCCTGTTGTATTTATTAAAGACGGAGCCGCCGCGTCCTCGCGGGGCCTCGTAACGGGTGTGGCCGAGAGGATCGCGCATACGATCCATGAGTTCCTTCTCGCGCATGCGAACAACGGCCTCGGCTTGATTGATTGCCAACTGAGCGACCCAGTAGCGGACAGCCCCTTCAAGGGCGTCTACTCTATCGTCATGGAACAGGGCGTTCCGATCACGGGTGATCTTACTCATCTGGTGGAAGAGGGAGTACAGCTTACGCTTGGCAGGCTCGTGTACGGCGGCTGTGTCAGTATCCTCTTGGATCACAGCCTCGTTGATGATTAGGGAGCCTCGGGCAATAACGGGCTCTAGGGTCTCGATGATCCTGAGCTCCTTCTGGCCCTTTACATAGTCATCCTCTACCGCGCATGTGTGATGCTTGCGGAGGATCGGGAGCCACACCGCGCTAAACGCGCCGTAGCCCATGTTCATTTCAATGATGACCTTGTTGACTTCCCAAGCCTTAGCCACCTTGGCCAAGGTCTCCATCTGGGCAATGCCATAGCCACCGGGGATGCCCCCGGCTGCGAGTACGAAGATATTACCATTCAAGAACCCAGTGACAGCGTAGGCCGTCTCATCCCCGTTCTTACCACCACCTGCGGGGTCCACGTACATTACAGTGCCTTGCAGCTTTGCAACGTCAGTAGACAGCTCGTGCGGTGTGTTCAGGAAGTAGCTGGTGCTATGGATGGAGTAGGCTTTCAGGCTTGCGCCTCCGAAGCCTCGGGTAACAGCCAGGGGGTAGTGGTCGCTACCCAAGCGCATGACAATAAGGTCCTCTACCTTCAACGGGTAGCGGAGGCTGTCCATGAGCTTCGTGTTGAGCATGTGCTGCAACTGGAAGTAGCTGGGGCCCTGATCGAGCTCCTTGGACTGTAGCACAGCCTCGTTGAGGCGGTCGTCTACAGCCTGCCCCTGATCCTTTAACATGCCACCGCCGTAGGCGAGGCCGGGGTTCAGGGTGATGCGGCGCTTGATATAGGGGGCCAGCATATCGCCATAGGCGGTAGTCTGCTCAGCCGTGGGATAACGACCGGGCCAGATGCGGACTGTGAAGCCCCGACCCGGCAGGGAGTTATAAATGGACTCTTGGCTCTGCGGTGTACCGAGGTAGATGATACGCCCGGTCTCGCAGATGGAAGTGAAGTCCCGCGTGAGCTCCATAAGGAGTTCCCGCATAGGGGCAGTCGAGGAGTTCTTCTTACTCTCAATATCATCTGGGATGAGAAGATCAGCCCGCTTGCCCTGCAAGTTGCCAGTAATACCGACGCAGGCCACGCTAGGGGACTTGTCCACGCCCTTGAGGGTGTAGTGGATATCGAAGGCCTCGACAGAGGTCCTGTCCCCGTTGGAGGCGTCTGGTCGCATACATGCTAGCTCGTCCAAGGTCATGAGTAACCGGACGATCAGGGTAGAGATTTCGTTGGCCTGCTTGCCGCCTGCTGACAGGATGAGGACGCGATACTGGGGGTTCTGGATCAGGGACCACACTGCGTAGATAGCAGTGATGGTAGTCTTGGCCTGCCCCCGCTGGGCCTGTACCATAAGGTACTGAGGGCCATAGGCGAGGAAGTGCCCGATATCCTGCTGGACCTCGGACACATCGAACCCTAGGTGCGTCATGGCTACGTCAAGGAATGTGCTGAACTCAGCATACTCCCGTTGAACGAGCCCCACCATTTTCCATCTAGCAATTGCGGCTTCGGGACTTTCCCGTAACGCCATTAGTTAGGTAGGCTTTGAAGGAAGCCCATGTGCTGCGTTGCATCCCGTAGGTCAGCCTTAGAGGCGGTCTTGCGGATGCGGTCCTTCATGATCTGTTCAAGCTCACCCAAGGCATTGCCCTCGGCTGGCTTACAGGTGATGTTGTTGTCTTTAAGGAACTTGGTAGCAGCTTGGATTTCAGCCGCACTAGGCGGGATGATCGTAGGAGGGAACACTTCACCCGTCTCGGGGTCAGTGTAGCCCGGAACCTCGCGGCCCTTCATAGCGATGCCGAGAGCGGATGCCACGGCGTCATGAAGCGCACCGAGGACATTCTCGTCAGCGGCCATTAGGCTTTACCTTTTAGGGCCCTTCGGATCAGAAGGACGATTTGAAGAAGGGTGTACAGCAGGGTGGCAATGAGCACCCAGTCTTGAAGCGACATGCCACCGAGAGTGGCCGCAGTTACGGCTAGCGGGGGAGAGGCTTTGGTTGCAGCCGCGATATACTCGCTGCTGTTCGCGTGGTCGGTCATTAAAGTCCTTATGCGGCTACGAGGCCGAGAATTGTTCCAGCAGCCGACCACACGAGTAGGTCGAGCCTTGAATGCGTTGCTGCCTTGATTGAGGCAACGGTAACTAGGGGGCCCTCCTCCGTGACTTCACGAAGCATACCCATGCCAAGGCCCGCCCATGCGCCGGTTAAAGCGCACGGGTAGAGGGCTAGGGGGAGTAGGGTGACGAGGGCGTAGGAGGCGTGTGCCGCTTGATCGAGGATCGGGCGCGCGCTCATGCTTGGTCTACCGGCAAAGGCTCATTGCCCGCCGCAAGCCATGTGAGATAGGCTTGATAATCCGCATTAGCCGGATCGAACGGGATAAAAGCCCGATCCGATAAACGGATGATGCAATCGGTCGTGGTTAGTTGATATTCGCTCATAGTTCAGCACTCGCGTTGACGATATTGATCCCGCCGCGATCCTGAATGAACCTGCCAGCCGTGTTTCCAGAGGTATTGGAGAATAGCACCCATGCGCCCAACGCCGTTGGTGCGGGCGAACTGATCGCGCACCCGGTAATTGTACGGTCAGCCGCAGTTGCAGGTAGCCGCGTGCTAATGGATGACGAGATGATGGACAGCGTTGGCGTTGTTCGCATGATGGTAGGGTATCTAAACGCCACGGAAAACGAGGTTGCACTCTCTTCCATGCCAGACCAGCCCGCCCCGACCGGGGCGTAATACCGCTGGCAAAGCGCCAACTGCCGCCCGTAGGACAGGTGTTCAAATGGCGTGGCTACCAAGCCGACTTCAAGCTGGACGCCCGTAACGTAGAAGGTCGCGGCGTTTGTGCCGACAACCGAGACTGTCCCGGTCACTGAAATAAAGTTGCCAGCCACCCACGCGCCAGCCGTGCCGCTAAAGGTCGAACCCATCCCCAACGAAAGGGCGAGGCCCAAACCTAAGCCGTTATTTTTCAGCCATGTCCCGCTAGTGTCGCCGGGGATCGTGACAGTTTTCTTTTCCCACGTATTTGCGGCGCTGATCGTATAAGAAAACGGATAGGAGCGGTCATTCGCGCTATTGCGAACACCGCCGCCGAATGTCCCGGTGAGGCTACACCGCACCCAAAACGAAATAGTGACGGGTGCAGCTTGCGCCGTTCCCCAATTCAGGTCGGCGCAATTCAAGCCCTCAATGCGATGCTCGATAGGGTAATAGTCGCCAGCCGCAACGGCATAAGCAGATTGTGAGGTGATGCCGAGGGAGTAATTGAAGCCGGTTGGATAGACCGTTTCCGACCGCTGCGCGATAACTTTGCCGGCGACGCTCTGCGCGACATACCAACGATCCGCGACATAGCCGTTGATCGTGTTGGCCGTTGCCGCGCCAGCATAACGCTGGTCAATCCGCATGTCGCCGTTGATGATCTTATTGCGGCCACTCGCCACCGCATAGCGGGCGTGGTCCGCGAGGTTTGTTGCTTTAGACATTATGCTGCCCTCACTAAGAAGCCGGTAAAGTTAGCCGTATTTACGGCGGGTGTTGTCCCGACAACGACGATGCGAACATCAATGTAATCAGTTGCCCCATTGAAATAGGCTAAGCTGGATACCGGCATACTGACGGCAGACAATGAGGAGCCAACAACTTGAAAGCCCCGCCTTAACTCGCTTCCATTTTTATAGAGCATGACAAGGCATGTCGTCATACTTGTCCCAGTCACAAATATAGAGGCGTCTAGTTGATGCCACCCTGCTATATTTGGGGTAATTCTGTAATTTGCTGTGTCATAGCAACCCGCGCTGTCGAACTCTTCTGCATTAATTTGCACGATTGTCGTTGCGCCAGAGGTAACACTCTGGTTCCCGCCTGTTCGATAAGCACTAAATGCGGCAGGCGTGACCGCAATCGCCGCAGCCGCAGCCGAGCCAGACTTTGACAAGCCAGCGCCAACCGTCAGCCCCGCATAGCCCACATACTTCCCGTCAGCTTCCGCCTTGGTGTAGGTGTTCGCCACATCGAACGAGTTATAGGCGATGATCTTGACTTCATCATTCACCGCTGCGCCGACCGCCAGCACCACCGACGAGGTGGTGGTTGCCGTGTAATCCGCTGCCTGCAGGACCGCACCGTTCAAGGTCACGATGATGTTGCCGACCACATAGGCCAGCGCAGGACCAGCCAGAGACGCGCCGGTGAACGTTGTCTGCCCAGCGGTCGCCACATATTCATAGACGACAAAAGACGCCACGTTCGCCGCAGACGCATCGACCCACCCGCTTGCGGTATAGACCCGCATGACAGCCGGGGCCGTGGTGCGCCAATACAGCGCCCCGACCACCAGCGCATTGCCGTCATTGTCGAGGGTTGGATCAGCCGCCTTGGGGCCAAGGTAACGATCATCGAAGTTGTCGAGCAACGCTGCTGCCGAGGCCGCGCTTGCTGCTGCATTGGTTTCGCTCGTTGCGGCTGCGGACGCGCTGGTAGAGGCTGCTGTGGCCGAAGCCGAGGCCTCACCTGCTTTAGTCGTCGCAATACCCGCCTGCGTGGTAGCAGTGCCAGCTTGCGCTGTAGCCGTAGCTGCGGAAGCCGCGGCCTCTGCTGCCTTGGTCGTTGCAATACCCTCCGAGGCGAGTGCTGCTGCTGCCTTTACAGTGGCCGTAGCCTCACTGGTTGCTGCGGCATTCTGACTAGCCAAGGCTGCTGCCTCGCTAACGTCCGCTGCTGCTGCCGAAGCCGCTGCTGCGGTCTGACTGGCTAAAGCCGCATCTGCACTTGCATCTGCTGCTGAGGCTGAGGCTGCTGCTGCTGCCTTGCTTACAAGGGCGTCGGCAGCGTAAATCTGGGCCCCGTTGAGCTGCTCGTTAAAGGCGTCAGTAAGCTCTGCGGCTGCGAACACTGCCTGCTTGGCGTTGGAGTCCAGATTGGCCTCGGTGATGCCTGCGCCATCTGTGAAATCTGCATAGGGGCCCGTAACTGGGGTTGCCCGGTATACTACGTGAATGCGGCCCGTTGGTACTGGGGCTGTAGTTGTAATAGTGTTTGGGCCAGCAAATGTGAACGGTACGTCCACGGCTGCGCCTAGGTCATTGGTGTAATAGGACTTGACGTGCGATGCCAGCAGGTACCCACCAGAGAAACTTATCTCTCGGGTAACTGTAACACCGTCGCCAGTGAACTTATTCATGCTGTAACGAATGCCGGTGTCGGGCATCGTACCTCCTGTTTCTAATTGTGCGGGACGGTATCAAATGGAAGGGCCGGAAGATTGCTCCCCCGGCCCAGTGTCTTAGTTCTTGTCTGGTTCCATCGCTGTGATGAATGGCACCATGTACGGGAGGTTAGCCCCCGGTAGCAGCTTTGGTAGTTTGGACACTTGCCCGCCCACGGTTCCCCGCAGAAGGTCATCTACGAGGCCCACGCCCGGTACGAAGCCGCTGGTGGACTGCCTGCCCACTCCGCCACCTGTGATGCCCTCAGCCGTAGCCTTGTCCATCACACCGATGCTGGTGAGGCCGCTGGTGCCTACGTCGATAACATCGCCTAGGAGGCCTGCGGACGAGGCGTAGTTCATAGTAGCCCGCGCCATGCCCACTGCTGACATGTGTGCATCAGCGTAGTCCTTGCGCTCCTTCTCGCTCATCCCTGCCATCTTGATCTGCATACGAGCAGCATGGATAGGGACAGCAAAGGACATGGAGCCCATGAGGATAGCGAAGGACTTCATAGCCCCGTAGTTGGATTGGTTCCGCCCCCACTGCTTCTCAATGGAAGTTAGGGAGAAGGTGCGGAACTGGAACAAGGTCTTGAGCAGATCGTTGTGCGCCCATGCGCCGGTTTCCCCGGTGTACGTGCGCTGGATGATCTGACCTGCCCCGCGCTCCACACTGTCCCGGAAGGTCATAAGGAGGTTAGGGTCCAAGGTGCCTGCGTGGAGGTCGAGCTTGAGGAGGTTCCCCTTGCTATCAAACTCCGCGATGTGCTCCATGTTATTACGGATACCGGCCTGCACCGCCGGGGTGAAGCCCATGTCCAGCAAGGCTGTGTCCTGCTCCCCGCGCTTGATGAAGCCGATAGCCTTACGGACAATCTGCTCTGCCATGCCACGGGTCTGTACCGCCATGATGATCCGGTGCCCGGAGGCTACGGATACCATGTGGCTACCTGCCCGGACTGCCTTACCGAAGCGGCCTACGGCCTCGTCGTTGTAGAGCTGGATTTCATTATCCGGGATATCGAACATGCGGGTCATCTGGTACCCGTCAACGCCCAAGTGCCCTCCCAGCGTATCAATGCTGTTAAGGATAGGGTTGTCTACGAGCTCACCCTTAGTCAGGGCGTCAATCTCCTTGCGGAGGCGGTTGGCCCCGCCGATGGCGCTCATTGCGCGCTTGAAGCCCACGGCTGCTAAAGCGTTGCCGTACTCGCCAAGCTGGGTGAAGCCCATGCCGCCCAGACGGGCAGCGGAGGTGGCAACCCGCAGGTTGTCCAGCGAGGGGTGTCGGACCGCACTCTTGTAGGGGGTGTTCATAAGTTCGGAGGCTACCTGATCGAAGGCATGCATCTCGTCTGCCGTAGCGCCTGTGCGCTCAGCGGCTTCCCGGATAAGGCCGAGGCCCTTTGCACCCAAGACGCCATACTGGGCCAAAGCCACCTCGCCAGAGACCCTGCGGGCATAGCTGCGGTAGAGACCTAGGATATCCTGCCGGAACAGGTCCCCTAGTATCTTGCCATCGCCAATATCAGTGAGCAGGTTCAGCTTGAGACGGCCCTTGGTATGGCCTGCGCCCCCTCGGCTGAACTTAGCGATGATATCCGCTACAGCGTCCTTGGGGAGGCCGTCCATAGCCGAGAGGGCCTCAGCTACAATGTCTGCGCCCTCAGTGCTGTGGAGGTTCATAGGCACATCATAGCTACCGTTGCCCCGGCGAAGTGCGCGGGTCAGGTAGCCCGTGGCCAGCTTCTTAGAGAACTTCTGATCGAAGGCCTTGGTGATCTTCTCCTTGGTAGCCTTATCAATGTAGCTGTACTCGTTGAGGTGGCTGAACTGGCTTGCCAGAGCATCCTCAACTCGGGCCCTCTGTGCGGTAGTGAGAGCCATGAGCTTCCGGGGATCAATCATGTGGCGCATGTAGCCGATGCTGGTGTCCCCAAGATTGGCTGCACCGAGCGTACCCATGTGCTGCTGTTCCCGGCGCATAGCATCCATACCCTTCTCCCAATTGGTCGCTGCCTTACGGACAGCGGGATTGGTATCGAACATGGTACCTTCTGCATGGCCCTGCCTACGCTCTACCTCGATAAACACGCGCCTATCGAAGTCCGCCTTAGGCTTGCCCGATAGGGCGCTGCTTACAAGGCCCTCTCCCTCGCCCTTGCGGTAGAGGTGGAATAGGTCCTCATGTTCAACCATGTGGCGGAGGTAGATACGTTCCCGCGTTACCTGCGACAGTGCCGCAGTACGACGACGACCGGCTGCGCCAGTGGTGCCTTCGAGGAGCTGCATGGCCGTAGCCCGCATGACAGCGGACTTGGAGCGGAGGAGCGTGAGCCCCGTGCTTTCTTGACCAACGGCCTTGAGCAGTCGGCCAGCAAGGGCCTTCTCGTTAATGGGGTTCGCGTCAGCCATACGCTGTGACCGGGCTACAATCTCTGCGACTGCGGCCTGCTCAGCAGGGTCCTCGACAGCGTGGAGGCCGTGAGCGTCTATGACAGGCTGGCGGGTAGCAGTGCTACCTGTGAGGAGGCTGTCTGCATCCCCTGTCATGAACTTGTTCTCGTCGCCAACATCAGCCAGCGTAAGGTTCAGGTCGTTCAATGACCGCTCTGTGTGGAGGCGTTCAACCTCTGCACGGAGAACCTGAGGAGATGCGTCTGGGCCTACGTTAGTAGTGGCCCGTACAATGATTTCCTCTGCTGCGGACTTAGCCGCAATGTGGTGCTCCCCGATCAGCTTCTCTGCTGACAGGTCCGCCCCCTTAGCCCCTAGGAGGGGGTGTAGGGCGGCACCGATGCCGAGACCCACTACGCCCTGCAAGAGGTAGTCCCCTGCAC